CTCAGTTCCATATCCTCACAAGGTGCACAGCATGTGGACAGATCTGTGGATAACCAGCCAGACGCGGCCGGATTCGGCAGGATCGAGCCGAGACTGGCCACGCGACGATTGGGGGACGAGACATTCGGCCCTGACGTAGCCGCGTGGGCTGCGCGGAACATGCCAGGCGAACTGATGCCGTGGCAGCAGCTCGTTCTTGACGGCCAGTTGGAGCATGACGGCACCGGCCAGCTGCACCGCAGCGAATCTTTGGTCAGCGTCGGCCGGCAGAACGGCAAAAGCTACGCGCTGGGTGCGCTGGTCGGCTGGTGGGCTACCGAGATGCCGCGCATAGCCGGCAGGCCGCAGCGGATTATCAGCACCGCACACAAACTTGACCGGGCGTTTAGCCTGTTCAAAGAACTGGCGCCGATCCTCGAGGCGCGATTCGACGCCAAGGTCAACTGGTCGTACGGCCGCAACTTTGTCGAGTTCAAGGACGGCACCATGTGGCACGTCAACGCGGCGACACCACAGAACGCACACGGTGCCACCTGCGACCTTGTCGTGATTGACGAGGTGTGGAACATCGGCGCCGACGTGATCTTCGATGCATACCGGCCGACCATGACTGCGCGACCGAATCCGCTGATGTCGATGTGGTCGACGGCCGGCGATGAGGGATCCAAAGTGATGATGCAGCTGCGCGAGCAGGCCATCCAAGCGATCGACAGCGACCGCGACTCGGCGCTGTACTTCGCCGAGTGGTCGCCACCGCCCGGCAGTAACCTTGAGGATCCGAACACATGGGCGTGGGCCAACCCGGCGCTCGGCACTACTATCAACGCCGACCGGCTGCGACGCATGGCCGAAACACCGAATCGGCAGGCGTTCTACCGCGCCCATTGCAACGTGTGGATCAGCGCCAGCGCATCATGGCTACCGGCCGGCCATTGGGACAGCTGCCTCACAACTGACGCCATGCCGGCTGGCGGCTGGCTCGCGGTCGATAGCGACGTGACAGATCTGCGCTACACGGGCGTGCGCGTGGCGCCTGACGATCAGGGCCGACTCCATGTTCACACCGAGTTCGTGGTGGACAACGCGAACGCGATGTGGGACGAGATCCACGGCGTGCTTGAGGACGAAGCGGTGCAGCTCGCGTTGACACCTGGCTTCTATGCGCTGTGTCCACCGGAGCTGCTGCGACGCTGCAAAGACTTCGGCCAACGCGAAATGACGACGTTTACCGCCATTGTCCGAAACATGATTCTTGAGCGGCGCATCGTTCATCACGGCCAGCTCGCGTTAGCCGAACAAGTCAACCGCGCGGTCGCTGGCCGATCATCTGGCACCATCACGCTGTCATCACAGAAGTCGCCCGGCCCTATCGAGCAGACACGCTGCATGGTTGCTGCTGCCGGCTTTGCTGCACAGCCACAAGCAAAGATTCGCAAGCCAATGCTAGGTGTAGCCAAATAAATCACACGGGTGTGACTAGGCTGGGCGCGTGGGTCTGTTTCGTACGCGTTCCGAGCCGGCGTTCGGCACCGCCTCCGTGCAGGCCGCCGCGGGCGCGTCGCCCAGGCCCGGCGCGCTGCAGTATTACGTCGTAGGCGCTAATACTGCACGCGCCTTGTCTATCCCGACGGTGTCGCGCGCGGTCGGTCTCATCACCAGCATGATCGGCGGCCTCGAGTTCCGCACCTACACGATGTCGTGGGATCCCGAGATTGAAAACTACGAACGCATGTACATTCCTGGCGAATCGTGGATGACGCGACCGGATCCCAAAGTGACGCGCAACTTTATGATGGCATCCACGGTGCAAGATCTCATGTTGCACGGCCGCGCGTTTTGGTACATCACCAGCCGCTACAACACCGGCTTCCCGGCATCGTTCACATGGCTCCCAGCCGACAACGTCGCCACCCTCGACCAAGCCGGCCCCGAATGGTTCGGGCCGTCGCACGACATCCAGTTCAACGGTGTCGATATTGACAGCGACAACGTGGTGCAGTTCCTTAGCCCGGTCAACGGCATGTTGTGGACTGGCAACCGCGCAATCCAGATTGCTTACGAGCTGGACGAAGCCGCGCGCCGGTACGCCAGCAACGGCGGCGGCATCGCGTCGGGTTATCTGCAGCAGATCGACGGCGAACCAATGGGCGGCGACGACCTCGCCGAACTTGCCAGCGCATGGTCAGAAGCACGCGGCAACCTCGCTGTCGGCGCATTGAACCAGCACGTCAAATATGTCGAGTTCAGCCAAGACCCAAGCAAACTGCAGCTCATGGAAGGCCGGCAACACTCGGCGCTCGAGCTGGCGCGCGTATTCCAGGTACCGGCATGGCTGGTCGGGGTCGCTATTGGCGGCATGACGTATCAGAACAGCCAGCAGGCGCGGCAGGATTTGTACCTGTTCGGTGCCAAGCCGTACGTCGACTGCATTGAGCAAACATTGAGCCTTGACAGCGTCGTGGCGCGCGGCAAACACATTGAGCTGGACATTGGCGCCTATCTCCAAGAAGCCGAATACCCGGCAAGTATCATCCGCGAGAACGAGGACACACCAGCATGATCCGATTCACCGCACAATCCGTAACCCTTGACGCAGCCGCCGGCGAAGCCGACACGCCGCGCACCATCAGCGGTATCGCTGTCCCTTACGGCGAAACCGCGACCGTGTCCACCGGCCAGCAGGTACGCATCGAACAAGGCGCGCTGCCAGTTGACGGCCCCGCGCCACGTTTGCTTGAGTCGCATGACCCGAGCCGAATCGTCGGCCTTGTCACAGCACGCGAGGACACCGACGCCGGCATGTTGTTCACCGCCGAGATAGCACGCACAGCAGCCGGCAACGACCTAGTCGAACTGGTCAAAATGGGCGCGCTTGACTCGGTCAGCATCGGTATCGAGGCCCTTGATTACGAAATGGACGGCCCGACAATGGTCGTCAAAGCCGCCGACTGGCAGGAACTGTCGGTCGTCTACCAGCCAGCGTTTGCTGGCGCCACCATCAGCGAAATCGCCGCACAAGCGGAGACCGCACCCGACCCAACCCCAGAGGAGACACAAGTGTCCGAAGAAATCCAGCCCGAAGTGGTCGAGGCCGCCAAGCCCGAAGCCACTATCCCAACTCAGCCGATCTACGCGCAGCCCGCGAAGCAGTTCAAGCTTCCGTCGGCCGCCGAGTGGATCAGCGCCGCGCTCATCGGTGGCCATGATTGGCATCAGATGAACGAGAACATCCGCGCTGCCGCGCCTGATGTGACTACAACCAACAACGACGGCATCCTGCCTGAGCCAATCGTTGGCCCGGTGTACAACGACTACCTTGGCATCCGCCCTGTGGTGGACGCGTTCGGTGTGAAGGCCATGCCGGCCAGCGGCAAGGTGTTCATCCGCCCGTCGGTGTCAACGCACACGTCAATGGCTGCTCAGTCGTCCGAACTCGCTGCGCTCCAGACCGGCGAGTTCCAGGTGCAGGAAAATCAGGTCACCAAGTCCAGTTACGGCGGCTACGTCACCGTGTCCGAGCAGGTCATTGACTGGTCGTCACCCGAGATTATCAACTTGATCCTCGAGGACATGGGCCGCGTGTACGGCCAGACCACCGACAACGTCGCAGCTGACGCGCTTGTCGCCGGCGCCACCACGACCGGCAACTTTACCGCTGCGAACAAGGGCGACCCCACCGAGTGGCTTGGCTGGTTGTACGCGAACGCCGCGTACATCTTGGAGAACGCCGGCAACGGCGGACACCTGCCCACCCACCTGTTCGTGTCGGCCGGCAACTGGGAAGCCCTCGGCAAGCTTGAGGACAGCTCCGGTCGCCCGTTGTTCCCGCAGGTTGGCCCCATGAACGCGTTTGGCACGGTTAGCCCCGGCACGAGCAGCTTCGTGGCGTTCGGCTTGCAGGTCGTCGTTGACACGAACTTTGACAACGCCGGCAATGGCACGATGATCCTCGGCGACACCGTCGGTTTCGAGATCTTCGAACAGACCAAGGGATTTTTGAGTGTTGACAACGCATCGACGCGTTCCCGCGATATCAGCTGGCTTGGGTATTTCGCCACGCTGATGCTCGACGTGAATCGTTACGTCAAGGCGAACTTCGTCTGATCCGCTGAGTACTGCACGACGTCATGGCTACCTACACCATCACCCACGCGTGGCGGCTAGATAACTATGGCGTCGTGCAGACTCTCGAAAATTTCGATGGTCTGATTGTTGGCAGCGACATCAACATCAGCGGCCTGTCGCAAACCAACCTCAACGGCAACCACGTCGTCGCAGCCCTCGAGCCTTATCAGTTCGTCGGCGTTACCGACGAAGGCGACCTTGTCTTTGACTACGACATACCGCGACCTAATCAGGTCGTGTTTGCTGACAGCGGCGACGACATTGACCGCACTACCGACAGCGGCACCTTGACGTACACACCGACGTGCACCTGGATTGACAACGACGACGTGGCTGAGTGGCTTGGCATTGACAGCGCGACGGCGAACGACACGGCGTTCATCACGACCGCTGTGTCAGCCGCTAACGCGTGGTGCAGCCGACGGCGCCGATCAGCCGGCTACTTTGACGTGTTGAATACCGCGCCGAGCGGCGATGTCAAACTCGGCACCGTCATGTATGCCGCGATCCAATACAGGACGCGCGGCTCAGTTGACGGCTACGCATCGTTTAACGACATGGGAACCGTTACACCTATCGGATCCCTCGGCCAAGTGCTGCAGCTGCTCGGCTGCGGTCGACCACAGATCGGCTGATGCGGTGGCTGCGACAGGAGTGCTTGCGGAGGCGATTAGCCATGTCACCGGGATCATTAACGGACTTGGCTACAAAACCGTTACCGACCCGCGGAACGCTCGCCCGCTGTCAGTCTTTGTTGAGCTGCCGACGTTCACGACGTTCGCACACGACGTGGTCGACATCACCATGGTCGTACGCGTTCTGGCACCGCCACCTGGCAACCAAGACGCCAGCGATTACATCATCACCATCGTCGACGCGATCCAAAACGCGTTCGGCGGCGCCGCAGTCGACGGCCGGCCAACCGTCGCCCTCATCGGCGAACAACAGTTACCGGCCTATGATCTGACCATAAGACTCGGAACCCACAGGAGCACCTGACATGACCACCACCAACCTGACCGCCACCTACTTGACGATTGACGCCAACGACCTCAGCGACCAGCTGCAGGACTGCACGCTCACCATCACCAAAGAGGCGCTCGAAAACACCGCCCTGGACGACTCGGCACGCACCTACACCGCCGGCCTTGAGGTCTGCGAAGTGACCGCCACGCTGTTTCTCAGCTACGGCGCCAGCGAAGTCGAAGAAATCCTCGAAGGGATCGTCGGCACCAGCATCAACGTCGTTGTCGGCAAGAACAGCGGCACACCAGCCACCGACAACCCGGTGTACACCATCACCGGCATGTACTTCGCCGAGTTCACACCGTTCAACGGCGGCGTCGGCGAACTGTCCACCGTGGACATCACCCTGACCGGCGGCTCGTACTCACGCGCCGTCGTCTGACAAACCAACTGCACAACTAGGAGGCAACCGTGCAACTCACGCTACGCGTCGACACCGGCGATGGCCCGCAAGATGTCACCACAAACCTGTGGGCCATCGTCGCGTGGGAACGCAAATACAAAACGAAGGCCAGCAAAATGGCCGAAGGTCTCGGCATGGAAGATCTTGCTTACCTCGCGTACGAGGCTTGCAAGGCACAGAAGATTACCGTGCCGGCCGTGTTTGACGACTATCTACGTCGGATCGTGACGCTTGAGGTTGTGGGAAGTGACGACCGCCCTACGCGCGAGGAACCCGGCGCCGCCAGCTAGCCGAGATCCTCGTACACCTAGGCTGGTGGCCGCCGAACATCGACTTTGACATACTCGACCTGACTACTGTGGTTGACGTAATCAACGAACGAAACAGGAAAGCGAAACGTGGCCGTTAGCAGCAGCATCGAAGTGAATGGCGTCGCTGATGCTATCAAGGTGCTGAACTCGGTCAACCCTGAGCTGAAGAAGCAAGTCGTCAAAAACATGAAGGCTGCCGCGCAGCCAGTCGAAGAATCAGCCAGGCGCCTCGTTCCCGCTGTGCGGCCGTTATCGGGCTGGGTGGGCTGGAAGGGCGGTTTCGATCCGACAGCCGTCCGACGCGGCATCAAGGTCGCTTTCAGGGGATCTAAGGTGCGCGGTGCGCGTGACCCGAACAACATCCCACTATTGACGTTGCGCCAGAAGAACGCGGCCGGTGCGATCTACGACATGGCCGGTCGACGTTCCAACGGCAAGACGGACGCTGGCCGCCAGTTCATCAACGTGTTGAATCAGCGTGGTGGCCCGGCGTCGCGCACTATGTGGCCGGGAGCGGAGGACGCCATGCCCGTCGTCGTACGGCAAGTCGAAGCAGCCATAGATGACATGATGGTGATACTCAACAAGGAGCTGCGCTAATGGCCATCAACGTCCCCATCGTTTCCGAGTTCGCGCCCGACGGCGTGAAAAAAGCGATGAAGGAGTTTGAGCGCCTAGAAAAAACCAGCGAAAAAGTCAGTTTCGCCATGGAAAAGGCGTTTCTGCCGGCCACCGCCGCTGTTGCTGGATTAGCCACCGCCGCTGGTCTTGCCACAAAAGCCGCAGCTGAAGACGCATCGCAACAGGCAGAACTTGAACGCCAAATTCGTGTGTCCACGGACGCCACTAACGAGCAGATTGACGCGCTACACGCGTTTATTGACGCACAAGAACTTGCCAGCGCCGTGTCGGATAACGAGCTGCGGCCAGCATTGCAAATTTTGGCGCGGCACACCGGCGACCTTGCCGAAGCTCAAGAGCTTTTGA